TTTAGCTCTCTCAGCAGCAAATTTATTAGCATTTGGGTCTGTAGCTACATTGTGAAAATTATAAGTAATCTTATTTTTTAGATTTGACCATATAGAGTCATTAACTGTTGTATCTGGATTATCTCCTGTAGTATCTGGATTATCTACTGTAGGACTATTATCAGACATTCTAAAACCATAGAGGATTTTAATATACAACCATTCATCACATAAATGTGACGGAGACTAAGCTTATAGAGCATATTTAAGACCACCTGTTCCTCCAGCAACACTAACCCAATTTAAATTCTCAACAAATATAGTAATATCATATTGATAAAATGAATTTGGGGGTAAAGGAAATACATTCAAATCAACTTGAAATAATCTGATACGACTACTATTAATTGTTCCATCTGGCTGTGTTGATGGTGAAGAGAGCGCAAATGGATATATCAATAATTCAGGATCAGGAATACCTGTTAAATATTTCCAAGGAACTACTTGAGTAAAGTACTCTAATGGTTTTTCTTCTTGTAGTAAATTACCATCGCCTAATACTGACAGTGCTGCCATAATTGAGCGTTGACCATTTAGGACGTATTGTCCAGTGGCTTTGAATAAATTAATTGGATTATTCGGAGCAGCATATCCTGTTGGAATAAAAGGAGGCCTTAGAGGGTTAATCCAATTTGAATAATTAGCTACTTGATTTCTGTATTGTAAAGAATCTGATCGTCTTGGTACAATCATCAATCTTTCAATAGGATTATGTGTTTGTAATTCAACAAATTGACGAGATGAAATACCTGGAAATTGATATGTTGTAACTTGTCTTACCAAATATTGAAGTGGCTGATTTGAAAACTGCGCCCTTTCCTCATCAGTTAAATAAACATATGTCAGTTGTATTCTAGGATTAAGTGGCCAAGTATTTAATAATGGTTTTGGTGTACCAATATCAGTTAAAAAATTATTAATAGTTACATCAGAAATGTCCGAAACAGATGTATAGTATACATTTTCTGGTTGTAAAGTAATTGGGGATGAATTGAACTGATATCCTGGTGCAACTTGCTTACCATTCATATCAAGAATTCTATATAATTGATTAATTGGTCTTAGTGTGATTTGAACTTCACATTCTTGATATTGAAGTGAAACTAAAGGAAGTGATTCAAATGTAGATTCAGTAAACCAAAATGGTATTGGGACCTGAAGAGTTCTACCAGAAATAGATGGTCTATTAATATTAGCAGGTGTGGTAGTTGAAGCAGGAGGAGGGCCATTATTATTATATACAAGTGGGTACTCACCGCCTTGAGAGCCGCCCGCATATAAACCAGATGCTGGATCATATAAATCTGGAATATTACCAACAAGTCTAGACCATTTTGTAAATGCTCTTGAATCCAAATCTGCCTGAGCTTTTGTAATCATATATGCCCCATCAAATTCTTGAATCTTTTGACCACCAATATAAAATCCAATATTTTGAATTATATGACAACCAATATGCGTAGCCCACGCAAAATTATACTGTGATACTCTTTGTCCATAAGACAGTTGTAATGGTAATTGTAAAAATTTACAATATATATCAGGTAAATCAAATAAAAAATACATATCACGAACTAAGTCAGCAACACGTTGGATTTTGAGTCGAACTTGAATCGGTTGATCATATGATAAATCCTGTGGACCGTCCATAGATTGAGTAACTGATTCTTCAGCAAAATGAGTATATTTCTTATATGTTTTGTAAAAGTAGGTAAAATCTGGATTACCACTTAGTAGAACATTTTGTGCTCCGTAGGCGACTAACGCGTATAGACCTCCACCTGGCATTGCTAATTTTGTTATATTTAATATGTGACGCTTTAGATTCACATATTAAAGATATAATGATATAACAATCATATTTAGATCATATTATTATTACTCATATTACTATTAGGTATTCTTCTAGCAGAGACAATACTTATTGTATTATTATTATTATTATTATTATTATTAAAAAAAGGATTAACAAGTCCAAATATAACCATAACTTCCTGAATGATCCCATTTAACATATCTTCCATATCGTTATTACCAAAATGATTATCAATTAAATCTGCTTCTGGTTCAAATGCTCTTATTTCATCAACAAATGTCATTTCATCATTACCAGCTTGAACTCTTTCTTCAATACTATCCATAATATCGCGTATAGTATTTATCAAGACAGCTCTTCTTTCAATAAATTCATTATCATTATTATTTACACCACCTTTTCTGCGTCGAATCGGATGTTTACAGCCACGTCGTGCTGTTTTTCTTTTTATAGAACGATTTTTCTTATAGGTTTTACAACGTTTCATATCTATAATAATCTAATTTAATTTCCTTGACTCCACCAAGTATCATCAAGATATGGCGGAATATTTCCAGTTGATACTGCTGATTCAAGCTTACTAGAAGGGCCTTCATTCATTAATTGTTGAATCTCGGCATAACAGAGGGCATAACTAAAGTAATTCAAGCGACTGAGCTGTCCTTTCATACAACCAAACACATCTAATCCGTTCTCATCTGTTGATGGTACAATGGAATGTTTAATGGTTACTCTACGTTGTGAGAAACAGCAGATGTCTTCATAATTTTGATAAGGAGAATATCCGTTAAATGGTAGTTTTTTAGCTAAGTTTCCATTGATATAGACCTCTAAAGAGCTTTCATTACATACAATGGCAATATGTACCCATTTGCCGATTGGAATATTCTCAACTTCAACAAAATTATTCCAAGTCTTAAAAGTATTCATATAGACACGGAGAGTATTTGTATCAGATCGCATATAAACACCGGGTGCTAAGAGCGGAAATTGTTGAGAATAACCTTTATGAAAGATATGACATAAACCATATTCTTGTCGAAATGCGGTTGGGCTGACATTTAGATAAAATGTATATGTAAATTCAATTCCTGAACGTTCATTATTTGATAGAGCTAAAGACTTATTCTTTTTCACATTTGGGTTCTGTGGAATTGAAATTGTTTTATCATCAATATTGTATGTATAAGGTAATAACTCAGTTCTGTTCATAGATAAACGATTAATATACTTGTAAATGACCTCAATGAATAGTAGGACCAAATATAATCCAACAATTAATGCTAATCCAAATAGGATTTGAGCTACAATACCGGGCTTCTCACCAGAATTGAATGATTGATTATTTGAGCCTTCCATCTAATTCCTCTTATTAAATTGTATTATTTATTTGGTCATAAATTCGGTTATAAATTCGGTTATAAATTCGGTCATAAATTAGGTTATAAATTAAGAACATTACTTTGATTGTTGAATTGAAATATCCACACCAGGGGCAATGAATGATTTAATCCAGTCAACAATATTTGTAATAGGTTCAGGTCCAGCCATATAATTCTTGTACACCTGTTCAGGATTTAGGGCGCCATCATACATATTTACTGTAGCAATTTCACCACCAAATCCACCGTACGCTAGTAAATTTGCTGAATAGCCACCAGCATCAACCTTATAAAATGAAGGTAATACACAAGAACGTGCTAGTTTACCATCATAATATAGATCAACTGTCTTTCCACTGACAGCAACTGTTATACATACCCAACGTTGTAGGTCAATTTGAGGTAAATCACAAATAGGTGAACTATCTAGTAAATCAGAGTCAGATTGTAAAATATTAAATACAGCATTTTGAGTTGCTTTATCCAATGATTCTACCATAGATGAAGAAGCCATAGAGCCCATTGATGCCCCACTTCCTGTTGTAGTATTATTAGCACTAGCAGCTGTAGGAACTACATTATTTACTCCACTAGTGTCTTTTGTTTGTAGACGCACACTTAATGATGGTTTGTAACCACCAAGATATATACGAATTGTATCAAAACTTGGGCCACCAATACTTATGATTGGCTTGTTAAATCCGCGTCTATAGGACCAGTTATTGATATAAATCCAACTAGATATAGTAAATTCTCCGCCTTCATAGATAGTAGGTAGTTTATCGGATGTAATTATAATCGGTTTTGCGGGGTCAATTGTGGCACTTGTTTTTGTAGATATAAGTGAGTATGA